ATTTTATTGGGCATGTAAACGGGTACTTTTTTGGTATAGAGACTAAGTTCGGCAGTCGTGACTTGACGGCTAACCAGACTCGCGAAGTTGTTAGTATTGTTCAGAAGGGCGCAACGTGCTGGATTGTTAGGGACACAACGCTGTCGCATTGGGAGGCAGAGGTTAGAGCCTTTGCGGCGTTATGCTCATAATTAAAGAACAAAAGAAAGTAGTACTTGATACGTCTGCTAACGACGTGATCGCTGAAGTGATACCCCACTCTAAGCGAATCACTAAAGACGGCAAAGACTTAGTAGTAGTGCCACATGGCGTGCAGGAGTTTATGGTTCTAAGGAACATGGGCATATCCATACCCGCCCCCATACACTACTACTATGATTTCCCTGCTAGATTTAAGCCGATGCAACATCAGCTTGGTACTGCTGAGTTCCTTTCTGTAAACAAGAGGGCGCTATGCTTAAACGCTCCGGGGACAGGTAAGACTATAAGTGCGCTATGGGCTGCCGACTTCCTACTTACTTCTAAAGAGGCTAAGAAGGTTTTGATTATTGCGCCCCTGTCTACGCTTAAAGAAGTATGGGGTAGAGAGATTAAGCAGCACATGCCGCATAGGACGTTTGTTATATGTACAGGTGCTAGAGAGAAACGACTGAGGTTATTGGATACCCCCGGGGTGCAGTATGTAATCATTAACCATGACGGGTTCACTAACCTTAGCGCAGAACTAAATGACTTTGACGTAGTTATTTATGATGAGGCTACTGCCTTAAAGTCGCCTAGGTCGCGCAGGTTTAAGACATTTTTTAACTGGGCTAAGAAACACAAGCCTTGGGTGTGGCTGCTAACGGGTACTCCAATATCGCAGACCCCAGCAGATGCTTGGGCTTTAGCTAGACTAGTCGAGTCTAAGAATGTATCCAAGAGCTATACAGCATTTAAAGAGACCGTGATGCAAAAGGTATCTCAGTTTCGTTGGCTGCCCAGACCAACAGCATTGGAGACATGCAAGGAGGTATTGCAGCCTTCCATTAGGTACTCACTAGACGAGTGTAAGGATTTACCTGATACTAATTTTGTTAATCGAAAATGTGAGTTAACCGCTGAACAAAAGTTGGCATTTAAAGAAATGCAGACTAAGGCTGTAACTACTTTCGCAGGTGGGCAAGTAACCGCAGCGAACACGGCAGTTATGCTATCCAAGCTGCTACAGATTTGTTGCGGCGTGGTGTACTCGGAGACTGATTCTATTTGCTTAGATGCTAAGTTCAGGTATAATCTACTCACTGAATTGATTGACGAGATTGGCGGCAAAGTTATTATATTTGTGCCGTTGAAAGGGGTACAGTACTGGCTCCGTGATTCACTTACTAAAGATGGCTACGACCTCGCTCTGGTTAACGGGGACGTTAAAGGCAAAGAACGCGACCAGATATTTAATGACTTTCAGCACACGGATAAGCCTACTATATTGTTGGCGCACCCCAAGGTAGCAGCGCACGGACTTACGCTCACTGCCGCGAAAGACATTATCTGGTACGCACCGATTTACTCATTAGAGCAATATGAGCAAGCAAATGCGCGCATACGTAGAATTAGCACGGAAGGCAAGACTACTGTATGGCACATACTGGCGACGAAGTTTGAGGCCGAGCTGTACCGTCGATTACGACAAAAGCAGAATGTCTTAGCTGCGTTTCTTGACCTAGTCAACGGCGTAAATTCCGACGACGATTACTGATTTACTAACTACTAATCCCATGGGATTAAGGACTTACTTATGAACTATGAACAAGCAGCGGAACGCTACACGCTAGTACGCGGTGAAATAGACTCTCTTGATCGAGAATACAAAGCTGCCAAGGCTGGCCTAAAGGAGAAATTAGTTGCTCTTGAAAACTGGTTTACGGCCCGCGCACAGGAGGATGGACTTGAATCAATCAAGACTCCGTTCGGGACAGCTTATTGGGCAACGCACCAGTCTGCGACTGTTGCTTCCCGTGAGGACTTCTTTTCCTTCTGTAAAGAGCATGACGCTTGGGACTTAGTTGAGTCGCGCGCGTCTAAAACGGCTGTTCGCAGCTACTTAGAGTCCCACAATGAAGTACCACCGGGGCTAAACTACAGCACCATTCGTGTCTTTAATTTTCGTCGCAACCAAAGAGAGAGCTAGATTATGTCAAATGCACTTACTAAAAACGTACCAGCACATATCGCTGACCGCATCCGTACTCGTCAAGAGTCGGGTAAAAAGTCTGCCGTAGCAGATGCAATTGTAGGGAGTGATGGTGGTGGGTTTCCGCGAATCAGCACTCGCTCTAGCCGTTATCGTCTGACTGAGGGAGGAGTGGAGACCGTTATAGGCCCAGTGCTAGACGTAGTTATCGTCGGCGCTAATCCCCGCGTGTCCAAGATTTTCTACGCAGGGCAGTATGTACAGGGGGAGAACGCAGCCCCAGCTTGTGCATCAAGTGATGGCCTAAAGCCTGACGATAGTGTGGAGTCACCAGTAGCTAAGGCGTGCGCAGCTTGCCCACACAACGCGCTAGGTTCCAAAATATTGCCTTCTGGTGCCAAGTCTAAGATGTGTGCTGACCAGCGGCACATGGCTGTTGTGGCTGCCGCAGACCCCAGTAAGGTGTATGGACTGACTGTGCCTGTGTCGGGCATGAAGTCACTACGCGAGTACTTCAAAGAGTTGGGCACTTATGGCCTGTCTCCTGAAGAAGTAGTTACTGAGTTAGGCTTTGATGAGGAAGCTAGCTATCCTAAGATAGTGTTTAAGCATAAAGGTTATGTGCCTGAGCGGGTGATCGAATTGGTGGATGAGATTTCTCACCACGATTCTGTGAAAGTTGCTACCCGCCAGATGCAACCTAGTGCTACTCTAGCTGCTCCTACCTCGGCAGCACCTGCAATTGAGGAGAAAGCGCCAGTTGATGACGCTTATGAGGAGGAGGAAGAACTAGCCGCCGCTCCAGCCAAGCCACCTAAGAAGAAGAAGCCGCAGGTTGAACCTGTAAAAGCCTCTGACGACTTGGCGGCTAACATAGCAGCGTTGTTTGACTCATAGGGCGTCTACCCTAGGTATAATATCCCCCCACAAGTGTGGGGGGCATAATAAAGCGAGGTAAAACGTGGACACCAGAGAATTTTTAGACCGAGTACATGCCAAGACCGATCACTTAGTTATTAGTACCCACAGGCCAGACCCGTCAGGGCAAACACCTAGAGGCATATTCTGGAACAGAGGGTCATTTAGTTACAGCGATATAGATAAGGCGGTAGCAGCGATAAGTAAGTGGGATGCGGAACCCAACACAACAGTTTACTTTTCTATAGGTTCATTTGCAGGGCATAGTTTCGAGAAAGACGGCAAGACTAAGTGGAAACGAAAGCAGGAATACGCTACCAAATTTAGGACGCTATGTTTAGACCTAGACATAGGGGATGGAAAGCACGACACACAGAAAGAAGGGTGGGTAGCCCTAAGCGCGGCACTCAGCGCGATCAAAATGCCTATGCCGCTATTAGTATCGTCAGGTAAAGGGCTACATGCTTACTGGCCCCTAGAAGAAGAAATTGGTGTTGAAACGTGGACTATGCTGTCCGATGCGTTGTGCGCGGCACTGCTGGCGAATGACCTTACGTTCGACACAAGTAAGATCAAAGACCCCTCTATGGTGCTTCGCCCTGTAGGTACACACCATAAGAAGCAGACACCTTGGCTAGACGTTAAGGTAATGTACGACTCCGATGAAAATTTTGACGTAGCATTCCTGACAGGTATTCTAAATCCGTGGATAGACCTAGCCCCTAAGAAAAAAGCAGCGGGCAAGCTGTCATCTGTAGCTGACGCTATACTTGGTTCTAACAACGACGTGGAACTATCATTGGTCGCCGCAAGTTGCCACCAGCTAAGCTCTATCATAGCAAGTGGTGGGTTTACTGACGCAGCGGGGCAACAAATAGAAGAACCGCTGTGGCGTGCCACCATGGGGTTCGCTAGTTTTACCGTAGACCCTGAAGCATCTATCATAGCTATGGCGGGCGACCACCCTGACTTTGATATGGCAGCGAGTGTCGAGAAGATGGAGGGTTACTCAGGTACTGGGCCGCCCACATGCAAGTCTTTTGAGCAACACTGCCCTTCTGGCTGCGAACAATGTCCTTACAAGGGCAACATAACAAGCCCCGCCCAGCTTAGCGCGCAGACTTCTGTTACCGTTGAGAACGAAGAAGGCGAAGAATTAGAGATTGAGTTACCTGAAAGTTATGTAGTAAGGGACAACAAGATATACAAAGAAATTGTCGAGCAAGTCGAGGCTGACGACGGCACTGTGCTGGATAGCAAGTCTTGGAAGCTGATAACTAATTACCAGATGCACATTACTAATACGTTTAAAAACCACTTTGATGGGAAGTCACAGTTTACTCTTGCAATTAAATACCCCAAAGACGGTTGGCAGGAAGAAGATCACGATGCGGATGTGCTAACTCTTACAAAAATACAGGGTTTCCTGCTGCACAGGCAGATATTTGATGGGCGAAGCCCAGCGCAGATGAACAACATAAAGGACTTTTTGATGGATTACTTATCAAAAGTGCAAGCAGCTAACCAATCAGGCGTTGATTACCAGTATTTTGGTTGGCAAGACGACGATTCTTTCTTATGTGGTAAACTAGTTATAGGTGGCCCGTCTGGTGGCATCCCCCGAAGGCTAAGCGGCGGTGCCAAACGATTCGACAGTATCATTGGTCGCAAGGGGTCACGGGAGGGCTGGGTTGAGGCTATGAAAATCCTCAACAGGGACGACGCCAAGATGCTCCGCATGGTTATGCTGCTGTCTATGGGCAGTGTGCTAAGCCGTGCGGCTGGTAACAGCACTGGGCTGGTGTCTATATACTCTCACAAGACGACAACAGGTAAGACTCTCGCGTTGTACGCCATAAACAGTATGTTCGGCCACCCCAAAGAACTCCTTATGCAGCACCGAGATACAGCAAACGCCATGTATAAGATACGGGGAATACTCAACCAATTGCCTTGTACTATAGATGAGCTTACAACTATTGAGCCGCAGAAAGCTGTGGATATGACGTATGATTTTAGCTCTGGCGTAGAGAAGAACTCTATGACTCAGACCCGTGATCTACGCGACCCTGTGCGCTGGACAGGCCCGACATTCGTAACTACCAACGTATCCCTAACGCAGCAATTCGACATCGTACAGTCTAATGACAGCGCGCTACGGGCACGTTGTTTAGAGATAGTGCATGACGATAGGCGGCTGGTACAGAAAGGTGAGGACGGTATCAGCCCGTCCGATAGGTTCTTTGACGATATTTCAGCTAACTATGGCTGGGCTTACCCAGAACTAGTTGACGCTGTAATTAGAAGCGGCGGTGACGCTAAGCTGTGGCACGGGAACCGCGACAAGTTTCACCAGAAGTTTGGCAGGGTGTTTAAAGAAGTAGATAAGTACGCCGAGCCTATGATTATTTCTGGCTGGATGATGTGCAAGGTAGCCAAGCACTTGGGGCTTATTAGCTTTGACGAAGATCAGGCGGTACTAGACTTAATCTCCCACCTGCAAGATACGCACCAAGAAGCTGACTCGCAGCGGAGCGATGCGCTAGATATAATAGGGCAGTTCTTGTCTGAGCAGAATGATAAGACTCTGGTGTTTACTGCTGATGTGAGCAGCGCGTCTAAAGAGAATCTTGTCCAAGGGCGACAGACTGAAATAGCCAATGTTCGTATAAAGGTAGTGCAGGATGGCGACAAGATATGTAAGGGCAGCTACATAGCTATAAATCAAAAAGCCTTAAAGGCGTGGCTAGGTAGGCAGAAGGACGGCTTGTCTAGGGTAACGAACGAGCTGTCAGAAATGGGCGCTTTACTTAACCCGCGCGAACGTGTGACCATGTATAAAGGGTGCCCCGGAAGAAACCCCGGACAAGCCTACTGCTTAGTGGTAGACCTTACGCACCAGAGATACATAGATGGGCTGGCTGGCACTGAGGCTATAAAGCACAGCAAAATACTTGAGGCTATACTGGGAGGGCCAACAAATGCCGTCGAAGAATCGTAACTACCGCAAAGAATATGATAACTACCACAGTAAGCCTAAGCAAAAGAAGAACCGCGCCGCCCGCAACAGTACCCGCGCCATGATGGCTAAGGCTGGGAGAGTAAGTAAGGGCGACGGCATGGATGTAGACCACAGCACTCCGATGGCTATGGGTGGGGCTAAACGTGACGTAGCGAACCTAAGAGTAGTCGCTAAAGGCACTAACCGCTCTTTTGCTCGGACAAAAACTGCTCGCATGAAGCAAACTAGAAATGCTTAGTCGTCTTCTCTTTCTCTGCCGAAAAGCTCGTCCAGTTCATCTCGCCGTCTTTTTCTGAGGTCGGCTAATTCTTCACGTAGGCCAGCGTAGTCTGGGGTGCCTTTCCTATACTCCGCTTTTCTAGCCCTAGAGATAGCCATACCATAGTCCCGCTTAATAAATTCGGCACTGCTACTCTTAATCTGACGCTCTTTGTCTGTGGTGGGGTTGTAGAACTT